CATCCACACTCTGGTTACCGTATCCAGTCCGATTGTACATACTGTAGGACTGAATATAGGCTTTGTGTGGTTTAGGCACCCGTAATGGGTACCCGTATTTACGGGCGTGTTTCGCCAACACAATAATGTATGTCGCTGGCCATTCTTTGAGCGGAGAGTGGTACAGTTGTATTTATAGTAGCTTACTGAAAATAAATTTAATGTACAAATAAATAAAACAAACACTAATTCTATTGAACAGATGGTGGCATTTAAAGATGCCACATCTACTTGGGAGTATAAGGTTGGCAGTGAGCCAGATTATACTTATGGTATCTGCGATAATGATGATGCGGACCTTGGAAATTTTTTCTCAAGGCCACTTAAAATTCGTAGTTACAACTGGGGGACTGGTACGACGCTATTTGAAAAGTTTAATCCTTGGACTGATTATTTCACCAATCCTAGGGTTATTAATAGAATATCTAACTATAATTTGCTTCGTGCCAAATTACACCTTAAATTCATTATTAACGGAAATGGGTTTCATTATGGGCGCCTTATTGCTTCCTATGTACCTTACCTTCGTGATGATAAGTTTACGGTGGACAGGGCGTTCTTTATACAAGATGTTATTCAGGCGTCCCAACGTCCCCACGTGTATCTTGATCCTACTTTATCACAAGGTGGTGATCTCGTATTACCTTTCTTCTTTGACGAAAATGCCTTGAGCATTCCTAACGAAGAATGGAATAATATGGGTGAGATCATTATGCACACAATGCAATCATTGAAACATGCTAACGGAGCCGATGACTCTGTCACTGTTTCAGTTTTTGCTTGGGCAGAAGAAGTAAATCTTGCTGTCCCCACCAGTGCCGAGCCTGGAGCAATTACTCCACAGGCTCAAGATGAATACGGTACGGGTCCCATTAGTAGACCTGCTTCCGTAGTCGCTAAGGCTGCTGGTGCCCTACGCACTGCACCTGTTATAGGTCCTTATGCAAGGGCTACCGAAATCGCAGCTTCTGCCACCAGTGCAGCTGCAACAACTTTCGGTTTTTCTCGTCCAGCATTGCTAGACGATGTTGTCCCATATAAACCCACAGTTATGGGCAACATGGCAAATACCAATATGCCAGATTCTACGACAAAACTTACTACAGATTGTAAGCAAGAACTTACCGTAGATTCCCGTACTGTTGGGTTGTCAGGTACAGATGAAATGAGCGTTAATTCTATAGCGTGTCGTGAGAGTTATCTCACACAATTTCCCTGGACCGTTACCGCACCTCCGGAATCATATCTATTTCAAATAGAGGTTACTCCGCAGGTGTGGGACCTTGTTCCAACTAATACCCTAGATGAATTGCACATGCCAGCATGTGCTTTTGCTTCTTTACCCTTTGGATATTGGAGGGGATCTATGAAATACCGTTTTCAAATAGTATCCTCCGCTTATCATAAAGGTAGACTTAAGGTTGTCTATGAACCTTATGCTTTTGGTTCTAATGAATATAATACCAATTATACTTATATAGTAGATATAGCAGAAGATAAGGATTTCACAGTCAACATTGGGTGGGGTTCGGAGCATCCTTGGAGCAGGGTTGTACCCCCGGGAAGGGGTCGATCTACGGACAATCCGCCCTTCGTTACAGGAGGAAGTATCATTACTAGTCCTCCTGGGAGGAGAGCAAATGGTATATTGCGGGTTTATGTAGTGAACGAATTGACCATTCCCAACTCGTCGGTAAACAATGACATAAGTGTCAATGTATTCGTATCCGCTGGTGAAGATTTTTGTGTAGCTAATCCTACCAACGTCATCAATGAATATTCATTTTTTAATGAGCCCGATGGTAACAATATTGTTGCCCAAGCTGAAGACGAAATGAAAGCAGCGGATGCTGATGCTACCGATGAGCCCAGTAAACCTCTCGATCAAGGTTTGGATCATACTATATTGCAGCGGCAAGATAACGCCACAGCTTATGATCATATCTTTTTCGGGGAAACGATTGCATCCTTTAGGGCTTTGCTCAAGAGGTACAATCGCGCCTTTTATTCCATCTTTGTGGTAGATGGAACTAATATTAATTTATTCACTGATACGAGGAGATCTTTTCCTCCGTATAAGGGTTATGCCCCTGGTGCTCTTTCGACAGTGCCATTAGGGAAGTACAATTATACGATGATGACGTTAATAAATTACTTAACTCCAGCTTTTTGTGGCTGGAGGGGCGGTTTGCGTTATAAGGTTAACGTGAACACAATTGGTACGTCTGGATATGTTGGCCTCACCGTCACACGTCTTCCTGCGTCCGGATTGGGTGTTTCGCAATCTCAAGAAACTCTTGATTTTGCTACTCCCAATTCTGCTCAGAAGATTTTGACAGACACAGGTGTATCTTCCACTTCTGGTGGATCACACGCGACCAATCTAAGTGTCGTACCAAATTTAGAATTTGAAATCCCTTATGCTATTGCGAAAAGGTTTTCACCTGCTCGGCAAGCAGACACCACAAGTCCTCTTCCTAATCAATTACAGTTTGATGATGAGGATACTCCATTTCAAATTCAATGCTTCATGAGATTATCAGATGTGCGCGACGAGGGCATCTTTCTTGATTATCATGTAGCAGCCGCCGAAGATTTTTCTTTATTTTTCTTCGTTGGCGCGCCTATTATGTATTACGGTGTTACCACACCCGCTTAATCATGATAGGCAAATTTATAAGGATACTATTACGTTTGTATCCGAAATCCTATGGGCAGTCCA